ATGAGATTCAAAATGGATTTGAAGACACCTCAATCAATGTGATTTTCTTAGTAATTGACAAAGAGAAAAATGATTCTGAAATTTCAAAAGAGATTTATGATTGTAAAACTCAAAAAATTGAATATCAAGAATCTGATAAATTAAATTCAGATTTCAACTGGGTAATACCTAAAAAACCAGTTGAGAAAGAAGAAATAGACATTGACAAAGTAAATGCTGAATTAGATCAAATGGCAATTGACCACCTTGAAAAACATTTAGCAAGTCAACTAGTCTTGATTCAATTCTTTAATGCAGATATTGATATAAAATCATTCATAACGAGATGCCACAAGGTCTTAGATGATTATTTATTGGCTTATAATTTTGCAGTAGGATTAGAATGAAACCAGATAAGATAACAACGCACGGATTGCTAGAAGTTTGCGAGCTTATTTCAGGTACTAGAACGAAAGCAACAGATGGACCTTATTTTATCTATGGCGCTGGTATGAAAGCCAAGGGAACTACAGATAAATTCAACTGTGGGAGCGACACAATCCGCTTGACTCGTAAGGGTACAGTTGGTGCTGTTTATTTCCATCGAGATCCATTTTGGATAAATGGAGATAGCTTCAGAGTTGAGCCGAAAGAAATGATAGATAAGCGATATCTATTTCATTGGTTGTTAATGAAACGGGAAGAGATAGAACGTTTTTGGAGTTTTTTATAGATAATATCACACAAACAAAAATGAACCAAAGCAAGGTTTTAAGTTATTATAGAGAGAAAATCGGAACCGCTTTAGAAAGAGAAATAAATGAACAATAAGTTAGATTGTGAAGATTGTAGAAAGTTTTTCTTTTCGAAAGACAAGTTGGATTATGATTGTGTATTTCAAAATGGTGTTTGTAGTGAGTGCTTAGTCAAAAGAGTAGAAAGGGGGATTGAATGGTAGTTAACGATAAATGGAATCACGATTGGGCACTATATCAAGGAGATAGGTTTGTCACAATGGGAACATTATATGAGATAAGCGAATATACTGGTATAAGCTTAGATGCCTTGAAAATGTATTCAAGAAAATGGTACCAAACACATTTCCCAAATAGAAAAACTTTGATAAGAATAGAAGATGATGAGGAATTATCATGAACACACTAGAAAACGTAAAACAATGGTTTATTGACCGTGATTTAGAAAACGGCGGACGGTTAGACAAGCAGTCACTAAAACTTAGCTATGAGGAGACTCTCAATATACTCAATGGCTACTAAAACAAAAAAGCCAAGGTACTCTCTGCCTCAGCTAATAGTTCTCGCAAAGACTATTATATCACAAAGGAGATAGAGAGTGAACAAGGCTAAAGAGTTACTTGATGAACTACAGAATTTGGATGAAGAGATACAGAATCGAATAGACGAGCTTGCTAATCTTGAAGCTAGTTTACTTTCTAGCCCTAAAATGAGCATGGATAAGGTTCAAGGTGGTCAGAAAGTTCGATTAGATGAACGTTACATAGATATTTTTAGCATGCAAGATTCCTTGAAAGAGTACATGAAGCAAGCAACTGCTGAAGCTATCCAGCGCAGAATTGAGCTCAGTAAATTGATTGATAAAATGCCTAAGACTGCAAGTCGAACAATTCTAAGGATGGTGTATATTCAGAAAGCAAACATGTATGATATGATTGAATTTTTACGATGCAGCAAGACCACTTTTTACAAAAAGAAGAAAGATGCAATCCGTGAATTGGGTGTTGTAGTTGATAAAAGCGAACTAATGTGAACTAATGTGAACTNNNNGGTTGAAGCGCACTGGTCTAACAATCGTGCTATTATAGTATCATCAAGAATTAAGGGTAAGGCAGTAAGCCTTCCCTGACATGGAGAGTTGGCAGAGTCAGGTTGAATGCGCCCGTTTGCTAGACGGGTGGTCGCCTATGTGCGGTCCGTGGGTTCGAATCCCACACTCTCCTTTGAGTGTTTGTGTCCAAGAATTGGGTAGGCAGTAGGCTTAGCATTCATATATCACTCATTAACTTATTAGAAGGTCGGCTTATCGACTGGACCTTGCATGATTGCGTAGCTACTTATATCCTAGGTAAGTTATAAGCTAGAGGGTTTGATTCCCTCAGAGGTTGTAAAGACTACAAAAAAATAAATCAGAAAATTTATTTCTAATTAACACGCAAGTCCGTAGTCTGCTTGCACTAAGTCACTCTTTGAGTGGCTTTTTATTTTGTCGGAAAGGAGGTAGTCCGGTGAGTGGATAAATTAACCCCAAAACAAGAGCTATTTGTCCAAGGGATAATCTCCGGACTATCTCAAAGACAAGCGTATAGGCAGGCTTATAATGCCGAAAGAATGACAGATAAGACTGTTGACGAAACTGCGAATAAATTATTAAGAAACCCCAAGGTTACCACAAGGTATCGTGAGTTACTCAAACAGTTCTCAAACATGTCTTTATGGTCCAGAGAGCGGGCTTTTAACGAGTATGAATGGCTTAAAAACAAGGCTAGAGCAAGTATCGAGAATGAAGGTATCAGGCAAGCAAATTCCAGCGCCTTTCTTTCAGCTTTGGACGGCATGAATAACATGGCTTGGAAAGACTTTGAGTTGACAGATGAGAAAATCAGACAAGAGATTGAATTGCTCAAAATCAAGATTGAGAGTAATCAAGGCTCTAAGTCTGATACTACTCTCATGGAAGCCTTGTTGAATGCAGTGAAGGACGGTGATAGACTTGAAGATTAAGTTTTCCAATAAACAAGCTGACATCATTCGCAGGCCATTCAACTATGAGCTTGAAGTCAATGAGGGCACGCCTCGAAGCGGTAAGACAACCGCTGGTCATTTTAGATATGCCAGGTACTTGATTGAGTCACCGGACGAGAACCATTTGATAGCTGCATACAACCAAGAACAAGCCTACCGTCTATTCATTGACGGTGACGGTACAGGTCTGATGCACATATTCGACGGCAATTGCAAAATCAAGCACGATGAGCATGGGGACCACCTCTTAATCGATACACCAAACGGAACTAAGCGAGTTTATTATAAGGGAGGCGGTAAAGTTAATAGCGTCGGAGCTATCACTGGTATGTCTTTAGGTTCAGTAGTCTTTTGTGAAATCAATTTGCTGAACATGGATTTTATTCAGGAGGCATTCAGACGGACGTGGGCCGCTAAACTACGCTATCATCTAGCTGACCTGAACCCTCCAGCACCTCAACATCCAGTTATTAAGGATGTATTTGATGTCCAGAACACACGCTGGACCCATTGGACCATGGACGACAATCCGATTCTGTCTGAAGAGCGTAAGCAATCTATTATTCAATCGCTTAAAAAAAATCCTTATCTCTACAAGAGAGACGTACTTGGTCAGAGGGTGATGCCTCAGGGCGTTATTTACGGCCTATTTGACCTAGAAAAGAACATTAAGGATAGTTTAGTCGGCGAACCTATAGAAATGTATTTCAATGGCGATGGTGGACAATCTGACGCCACCTCGATGTCTTGTAACATCGTTACTAAACATAGAGAGAACAGCAAGACTTTCTTTAGACTCAATCGTGTAGCTCATTACTATCATAGTGGAGCTGAGACTGGGCAAGTCAAGGCTATGTCTACCTATGCGGTCGAGCTTCGAGCATTTATTCAGTGGTGTGTTAGCAAGTATCAAATGCGTTATACAGATGTCTGGATTGACCCAGCGTGTAGATCCTTACGAGAGGAATTGCACAAACTAGGGATACAGACAAGAGGAGCTATGAACAACGCTCACGATGTCAGCAGCAAGGCGAAGGGTATTGAGGTAGGGATTGAACGTGGCCAGAATATCATCTCCTCAGGTCAGTTCTTGCTTATCAATCACCAAGAAGAAGAGTACGACCATTATCACTTTTTGAAAGAGATTGGTCTTTATAGCCGTGATGATCACGGAAAGCCTATCGATAAGGATAATCACGCAATGGATGAATTTAGATATAGCGTCAATGTCTTTTACAAGAAATACGCTAATTTTTAACAGGAGCAAGAAATGGGAGTTATTCAAACCATTAAAAATTTTTTTAAAAGGAGCCGATATGCAATGACGACAGACAGTCTGACAAGTATTACAGACCATCCTAAAATCGCAATAACAAACGCAGAGTATCGACGGATTAACGAGAACTTAAGATACTATCAGAGCAATGTTGAGAAGATAACTTACATAAACTCGGATGGCATCAAGAAGCAAAGAGAAGCGACTCATTTGCCAATCGCTCGAACCGCTGCCAAGAAGATTGCTAGCTTAGTCTTTAACGAGCAGGCCTCGATTAAATTGGATGACGAGCAAGCAGATGCATTCATTCAAGAGACTTTGAAGAATGACCGCTTTAACAAGAATTTTGAGCGCTATCTTGAGAGCTGTCTCGCTTTGGGTGGTCTTGCTATGAGGCCTTATGTAGATAATGGGCGAGTGCGAGTGTCATTTGTTCAAGCACCTGTCTTTTTACCACTACAGTCTAATACACAGGACATTTCAAGCGCTGCTATCGTGACCAAAACGATAAAAGCTTTAGGACGGAAGAACATCTACTACACCTTAATTGAATTTCATGAATGGGCGAAAGATGGGAAGTACGTCATCACTAACGAACTATACAGATCTGACATTCAGAATGTAATTGGTGACAGAGTGTCCCTTGCTGAAATCTATGAAGATCTAGAAGAACAAGTTGAACTTGACGGTCTAACAAGACCGCTTTTTTCATACCTAAAACCTCCTGGAATGAATAATAAGGACATTAATTCGCCCCTCGGATTGTCTATCTTTGATAACGCCAAAAGCACGATTGATTTTATCAATACGACCTATGACGAGTTCAAATGGGAAGTCAAGATGGGTCAACGTAGAGTAGCGGTTCCTGAAAATCTCACAGAAACGAGAATGGTTAACCAGGACGGAGACGTTAAACTTGTCAAGCGATTTGAAACCGAGCAGAATGTCTACTTACGCCTGTCTACTAATGATATGGATGGCGGAACAATCACAGACCTAACAACTGCAATCAGGGCAGATGATTACATCAAGACTATTAACGAGGGTCTAGCGCTCTTTGAGATGCTTTTAGGTGTATCAGCTGGAATGTTTACATTTGACGGTCAGAGCTTAAAGACTGCGACAGAGGTCGTTTCTGAAAACTCAGATACTTACCAAATGAGAAACAGTATTGTCAGCTTGATCGAGCAATCCTTGAAAGAGTTGATTATTTCAATCTGTGAGCTTGGTAGCCTTTATGAATTGTATAGCGGTCCAATTCCTCAAATGGAGAAGATTGCAATCAATCTCGACGATGGAGTCTTTACTGACAAGAACAATGAGCTTGATTATTGGACTAAGGCTTTGGCTAGTGGCATTGTCAGCAAGGCTCACGCTATCCAGAAGGCTTTTAACATATCAGAAGTTGATGCTAAGAAGATGATTCGAGAAATCAATCAGGAAACGATGGACACGGCTAACAGCCAGCGAACGCAAGAGGATATTGATATTTATGGAGAGTGATTAAATGTCAAAAAAAAGACCACCAATCCAGTTCAATGACGAGCAACTGCTACTTCAAGCGAGCAATGTCGCAGATATTTATCATCAGCTAGCCTTGGATTTGTTTGATAACGTGGTCGAACGTGTGACGGAACGTGGCATGGTCTATCTCGATAAGCAACCCTACATCTGGCAACTCGAAAAAATGCAACAGATGCACATGCTGAACGAGGAGAACCTGAAGCTAATCTCTAAATACTCTGGAGTTGCTGAAGAACAGCTACGCTACATTGTTGAAAATGAGGGGTTGAAGCTCTACACGGACACGAAGCAGCAACTTTTAGAAGATTTAGGGCATGGATCCGCAGGAAATAGCAATCACATTCAAGAAATACTTGCAGATTATGCAAATCAAGCTGTCGGAGATATCCACAACTTAATTAATACTACTTTGCCAATGTCTGTAATTGGAGCATATAAAGGCATTGTGGAACAATCTGTCGCTAGAGTGGTCACCGGCCTTTCTACTGCTGATAAGGCTATCTCTGACACTGTCATGAAGTGGCAAGAGAAAGGTTTTCAAGGTTTTAAAGATAGCGCTGGGCGTAACTGGAAAATTGACAATTACGCACGGACGGTTATCAAGACGACAACCTATCGAACCTATCGAGAAATGCGAACTAGACCAGCTGAAGAGTTGGGGATTGATACCTTTTATTTTTCAAAGAAAGCATCAGCTCGTAAGTCATGCGCTCCTTTACAGCATCATATAGTCACAACTGGCCACGCCAGAACGGAACACGGAGAGCATATTCTCGCATTATCTGATTATGGCTATGGTCGTCCAGAAGGTTGCTTGGGTATTAACTGTGGTCACATGCTGACACCGTTCATTCCAGGAGCCAATTACAAGCCTGATTTAGGCGAGGACGTCGACTCGGTTAGTCCAGAGCAAGCAGAAGAAAATGCCAACGCAGAAGCTAAGCAGAGAGCTATAGAACGGTCTATGAGAGCGAATAAGGAAAAACTTCACGTCGCTGAGAAATTGGGCGATAAAGAACTGATAGACAAGTACAAGAGTAAGATAAGCACTCAGAATGCTGCTTTGAAAGATTACATCGATAAGCACCCCTTCCTGAAACGTAATGAGACAAGAGAAAAACTCTTCAAGAAAAACGAAAAACCAGCAAGCGTTGAACCTGCTGGCAATAAGTCTTACGTTTCTGTAAAAGAGAAATGGCTATCAAATGTAGATCCTGGCAAAGCTAAGGTCTCAGAAATGAATTTCTGGGAACATAATGGCCATAAATATCAAGTTGATGGAAAGTATGTAGTGCTAGATTATTCTCAAAAAGAGAAAGAAGTGGGAGAATGGCTGTCTCAAACTTTTGGAAAACACGTCCAAATGGCGCCGCGAGTTAACTTCCC